GGCCCCTGTGCATTTAGTGTTGATGATATTCCATCTTCTGTAATCCCAAGATTTCTGGCATAATTTTGACCGCAGTTGAAAGATTCTCTATCAATAGCGAAAACAACAGCGTGCTTATCTACAGTATTTAATGTAAAACTTATATTTTCATTAACCCCGTCACCCTGTGGGCCGTTCTTATCCTTTCTTCCAATCATGGAGCCTTGCAGAGCATAACTTTCTACAATAGCAATACCACCTTGATTGCAGGAAGGATTTCCTCCATTTCCATCAATAGTTCGTGAAGTATCGGCCTCATATACACCGCTATGAGGATTGGATGATTTCATGGCATTGCTGTCTTTAGAACAGATACCATAAGCTTTCGGAACAAATAACGTCTGGTCATTATTACAAGATAGCGTTGCCGATTTATTATTCTGGATAAGAGCACCTTTACCGCCACCTTCACAACCAGATCGGATTTTGAGAGTTTTTGGTGTGTCACCGACTACAAAAGGTTGATTATTACCGCCTGTTCCATAAGTGGCTGATATTGTTGGTGCAACATCAATCGGTCCCGTAAAACGAGTATCTCTTCCGTGATTATCAAAAACAGCCGCATCCATGACACAAGGTGGGTGATGTGCCTCTGCTCGAAGAGTGCAGGTGACATCTTCTGTGATATCCATCCGATTGCCACCCTGGTCATTTAAAATCAAACTGCTTGTGCCTGTTTCTCTAATGCCGTTTTCAAAACAATCGGTAGTTCCTTGCCACGAGCAGAAGCTCTCCTTAGAATACCCAGACAAGCCTTCTGACTTAAATAGTATTTCTCCGGCACTCCCACCTGCAAAATCTGCGACAAGGAAGATGCGTTTTCTTCGTTGGGGAACTCCCCAGTATTGAGCGTCAAGCACTCGCCAGGCAATGGAGAAATTATCTCCCACGATATTTCCTGCTTGCCTCCATTTATCAGCTTTAGGAACTGATAAGATTTCATCCTTGATGTGACAGATGCTTTCAAGGACACATCTGAAGTCCTCTCCTTTGTTTGAGGAGAAAGCACCCGGCACGTTTTCCCAGACGATGTATCTTGGATATTTACCATCTGTTGCACACCTCATTTCTTTTACAATTCGAATGGCCTCATAAAAAAGACTTGAACGTTCTCCGCCCAAGCCGTCACGCTTACCCGCCACAGATAAATCCTGACAAGGTGAGCCAAATGTAATTATATCAACCGGTTCTATCTTGCTACCATCCAGGCAAGAGACATCACCGTAGTGTTTCATAAAAGTCAGCCTTTTTGTTGTAACCCGTAAAGGAAACGGCTCAATTTCGGATGCCCATAACGGCTCGATGCCACAGAGCAAACCGCCCAAGGGAAAGCCGCCACTGCCGTCAAAAAGAGAACCGAGGGTAAGTTTAGGTTTCATCCGCGCTCACCTCCGGCAGATCCTTATATCTGATTTCCGAGCCATCTCTCAAAAGAAATACACCGTCAGAACTTCCAACTTGCTCGATATATCTCTTTACTATGACATCACAATACTTCTCATCCAGTTCGATGGCATAGCATATCCTGTCCGTCTGCTCACAGGCAATAAGGGTAGAACCACTGCCGCCGAAGGGATCGAGTACGATACAATTAGACAAACTGCTATTTAAGATTGGATAGGCTACCAATGCTACAGGCTTCATAGTTGGATGGTCAGCATTTTTCTTTGGCTTTTCAAATTCCCATATAGTAGTCTGCTTTCTATCGGCATACCAGTTGTGCTTGCCGGATTTCTTCCAACCGAAAAGAACAGGCTCATGCTGCCATTGATAAGGCGAGCGGCCAAGAACAAGCGACTGCTTTTTCCAAATGCAAGTACCGGAGAGATAAAAACCAGCATCTGAGAATGCCTTTCTGAAATTCAAACCTTCAGTATCTGCATGAAATACATAAATAGAAGCATCCTTCGCCATTGCTACTTCAGTGTTTTGAAAAGCCGAAAGCAGGAATGTATAGAACGCTTCATTGCCCATGTTATCGTTTTTGATTTTACCCGCCGAACCTTCATAGTTGACGTTGTACGGAGGGTCGGTAACCACAAGATTTGCGAATTTCCCGTCCATCAGTAGTGTGAAAGTATCAGCCTTGGTGGAATCACCACAAACGAGCCTGTGCTGCCCAAGCATCCAAACATCTCCTTGCTTGGTGAGTGCAGGCTTTTGCAGTTCTGCATCCACATCGAAGTCATCTTCATGAATGCCATCCTTAAGTGAATCCTTAAACAATGCATCCAGTTCAGCAGGCTCAAATCCGGTGAGGGATATGTCAAAGTCAGCCCCTTGCAGGTCGGCAATTAAGAGCATCAATTTGTCTTTATCCCAGTCACCGCTTATTTTATTGAGAGCGATATTGAGGGCCTTTTCTTTTTCTTCGTTCATCTCGATAACCACACACTCAACTTCAGTGATACCCATATCAAGTAGCACCTTCAAACGCTGATGGCCACCGACAACATGAGATGTGGTCTTATTCCATATAACGGGTTCAACATAGCCGAATTGCTCCATGGAGCGTTTTAGCTTTTCATATTCTGGGTCACCCGGTTTCAAGTCTTTACGAGGATTATAGTCGGCTGGAATCAATAGCTCAGTTTTCAATTTTTCTATCTGCATATAATTCAGCCGCCTTTCTTAAATTTGTATACATATTGACATTCTCCCAGGGGAACAGACTGGAATTAAAATGTCCGTAAACCGCTGTATCGGAATATATAGCATTTCTTAAGTGTAGTTTTTCAATGATTGCAGCAGGTCTAAGGTTAAATACTTCTTGCACAATATTGGTAAGCTGATCATCAGTGACCTTACCTGTACCAAAGGAAGTCACATCAACAGCCACAGGGTTTGCCTTGCCGATTGCATAAGAAAGAGCGACCTCGCATTCCTCTGCAAGACCGCTCCATACGATGTTCTTTGCAATGTATCGTGCCATGTATGCACCACTTCGGTCAACCTTAGTTGGGTCCTTGCCACAAAGAGCACCTCCGCCGTGGGATGCAAGGCCACCATAGGTATCGACCATGATTTTTCTGCCAGTCAATCCTGTGTCGGCAGCAGGACCACCCTCGACAAATCTTCCAGAGGGGTTAATAAGAATTTCGGTACCATCATCAAATGGAAAATCCTCAAAGCACTGCCAAAGTACATTATTTCGAATATCCGAACTCAGTTCTTCCAGGGTTTTGTCTTTATCATGCTGGACTGAAACTACAATTGTTTTTACACTTCTTGGTTTACCGTCCTCATATTCCACTGTTACCTGTGCTTTACCATCTGGTAAAATTCCTTTGATAAGTTTCCCTTTACGGCAATCATCAATACGCTTTACGATACGATGAGAAAGCACCACTGGGAGGGGAAGGTTCTTACTGGTTTCGCTTGTTGCATAACCGTAAACCGTACCTTGGTCACCGGCTCCAATAGAACCATACGGGTCAGCAATACCATTTCGCACTTCAAGTGCAATATCTACACCCGCTGCAATATCTGCACTTTGCTGATGTACGAACACAAATACTGCGTACTTCCAGGGATTATATCCGACCTCTCGAAGTACATTTTTTACGATGAAACGGATATCCACTTTACCGCTGCAGGTGATTTCGCCCGCCACGATAATTTTACCTTTAGTAGCCATGACCTCACAAGCCACACGAGAAGCTTTATCCTTACGCATACAAGCATCCAGAATATTATCAGCAATGAGGTCACAAAGCTTATCCGGATGCCCAGCGCAAACACTTTCTGCTGTTTTATAAGTAATCATATTTTTCTCCTATCTTATTTATTTACCTCGCCTTGCCGTGAGCAGACGTTCCATAATATCGTCCTGCGGATTGACACCGCTGTACTCGCCGGTGCAATTTTCCTTGACAATCTGGAATATCTCCATCCATAGCCTATTGGTTTGGTTCATGTAATTCTGCCCCATCGCCACATAGGGACTTTGAATGGCATTACCCGTAGTTGGGTGTTTTGCTAAAAAGCCATATTCAGTTACCGCTTCCTCACATTGAATCCAACGAGCCACGCTCATGGCGTAGCGCTCCAATAGCTGCGGTGATACGAGAACAGCACATCCGCGTTCGTTTAACCACTGCCATGTATTTCTGTAGATTTCTCCTGCTACTAGAGCCTTGCCGTCTTTTTGTATAGCCTCAAGCATTTTGTTTGGTTCGGGCATTTCAATTCCTTTTAGGTCTGCTGTATCTTTAAATTCCATCACGGCCAGTTTCCTGCCTCCCGGATTTCCTTCGGCGATTTTGTCAGCCAGTGGTTTCTTCTTTGCTCCTGCACCGACACGAGCGCCACCTCGATTTGTACCGTCTTTTGCCATATAATCACCTCACTTTGCTGTACCCAGGCTATTCCCTTGTTTGAAACCGCTTTTTTTCACACGAAGCCCCACGCCGCTGTCCGCTTAAAAAAGTTTTAGAGATTTTACCACCCCCTTGTACTTATTTAAATTAAATTACAAAAGTGTGTTGGTTTTTTTGTTGAATATTAATAAAAAATATGATATAATAATTCAAATTTATATTGGAGGTTATTAAACTATGAAAAAAGTTTTCTGTTTATCTTTGGTCCTCTGTGTTTTCCTTTGCTGTACTCTTACCTCTTGTGGTGGGAAAACCGAAGTAGATTTTGCAAACGCAGAAGCTTTCGAGGCTGCTCTTAATGCTGGCGATGATTTAACTGGTAAAACTGTAACATTTACAGTAAGCAACTTAGAACCAGACAGTGCTTTTGGGTATAATCTTCAAACAGGAGAACACTTAAATTTCTGTTCCTCTAATAACCCTGGAGTAAAAGAGGGAGAATCTATTACTGTAAAAGTTACCGAGGTCACTTCAATACTTGGCTCATACATAATTTCTTATGAGAAAGTAAAATAATAAAAGTCATGCAAAGAAAAACGAGATTAATTAATCCATCTCGTTTTTTTGCTTTCTTATTTGTCTATCTCCGAGTTCCATATGTGTCTTTGTGTGACATGACTGACACAGTGACATAAGATTAGAGTATTTATTCGTACCACCCTTCGAAAGAGGTATAATGTGGTGAACCTCCTCGACGGGTGTCAGCTTGCCTTGCTTCTGACACTCCTCACAAAGAGGGTGCGCTTTGATGTAGCGGTCACGAATGCGTTTCCAGGCACGACCATATCGTTTGTTGGAAGTGGGGTCGCGTTCGTACTGGTTGTATTGTTTGGTAATAACCTTTTTATGTTCGGCGCAGTATTGCTCGCTCTCGGCAAGCCGACCGCAACCGGGGTAAGCACAAGGACGCTTAGGTTTGTATGGCATCGGTTCACCTCCTTTTGGGCATAAGAAAAGCCCTCGTGGGGTATTCCCATGAAGGCTTGTTTACATTATTATCTCTCAATTATAGCGTACTAAAAAAATCAACTGCACTCAAGTGGACTCATGTGGACTTTACTATCCTCTTTGAAGTTTTCTGCTTTTAAGTACCGCATTGATACCCGGGATTAGCTTGGTCACATTCTTATTGATGTTATCTGTTGTGATTCTGATCATCTCCCATCCCTCACCAAGTTTATTGGTAATGACCTCATCTCGAATGCTCTCATATTTTTGTCTGTCTTTCCCATGATAAATCTTGCCATCAATCTCAAGGACAACTCTCATCTCAGGTAGTATGAAGTCAACGGAGTAGTCGAAGATTTTCACCTGGTGGAACGCTTTAACGTTACGTCGGATAAGTTCAAGTGCCACCATTATTTCTTCAGTACTCTGATACCACCCAGTCCTGCTCAGGCTCTCTTCTACAAGACAGATGGCATCCTTGTAGTGTTCAATGCCGGTGATTTTTGAGATCCTTTTTATGGCGTTTTGCAGCTTCATCTGTTTCTTATCCGTACTGATCACTTCCCCTTCTTCTCGCGCCTGCCGAACCAGTTCAGCCCTGCAGTGCTTGCAGGTATACTTGACACCACGTCTATATGTCCAACTATAAACAGGCGTAGCACAGATATGGCAAGGTGGGTAATAACAGTTGGAATCTCTACTATCCTTACCAATGGTTATTCCGTCTTCTACTGCTTCATGCCATCCCATTCTCATTCTCCCTTCCAGCCAACACATCATCTACAGCTCTGAGCGCTTTTCGGTGAAGCTTAAGAACCCAGCTTACAGAATAATCAAGATCATAAGCTATATCTTCCCAAGGCTGATATGACAGGTAACGTTTCTCAAGAATCAGCCTGTATTCAATATTATTCACACCTTGGATTATCTCAATAATATTAATCTTGCACTTCAGAAGCTTGGCAAGATCATCGTTCAAATTATTTTTAATATCTATAATCTTACATACAGCATCTGCCATAGGAGACACTGATTTGCTAGGGTTGTTAGGCATTCCATTTATGGCCGAAGTGCAGTTCATAGCCATATTCTCCAGAGATGCCATTTGCTCAAGCTTACTGTTTATTCTTTGATCCAATTGATAGGCTTTACTAAGATATTCTTTAGCATTCATTGTTTGACCTCCTCTTTCAGTTTTAGGAGAAGTATCTCCGGTTCTACCGCTGTAAGTTCTCTATACCAATCAGAGCGGAAGAACCTCTCCACCTCGTTTTTTATTATTTTAGCCGGCTCATAGTTTGGACGCTTTTTAAGTTTCTTTAACGCAGACCTATAATCCTTAACTGCCATTAAAATGATAGCATTGGCTAAGTTCTCATAAGGTGTGGTCATCGCATCACCTCCAACTTTGCCTTTACAGCATCAATAAGAGAGGCTTGTGTTTCTTCTTTTTTTGTAAGAGCAGTCATTACATCTTCATCAATAGTACCCTTGGTAATTATGTGATGGATAATAACCGTCTCGTTTTGACCTTGCCTATAAAGTCTGGCATTGGTTTGTTGATATAATTCTAAAGACCAAGTAAGTCCGAACCAAATGAGTGTCGAACCACCACTTTGAAGATTAAGACCATGTCCTGCACTTGCTGGATGGATCACAGCGATAGGGATATTGCCATCATTCCAATCTTCAATATCCTTCGATGCTTTTATTTGCCTTACAGGAAATCTATTCCTAATTCTCTCTAAATCATGTTTGAACCAATATGCAACAAGGACAGGTTTGCCATTTGCACCTTCAATTAAATCTTCCAGTGCATCAAGTTTTTTGTCATGGATGATATGTGTCTTGTTTTCACTATCATAGACAGCACCGTTTGCCATCTGTAGAAGTTTTCCTGAAAGCACTGCGGCATTGACTGCATCAATCTCCTCATCACCTAATTTCGTGACCATTTCATCTTTAAATTTAGAGTATATGTTCCATTCCTTTTCATTCAGAGAAACAGACACTTCATTTACGATGCATTCAGGCATTTTAAGATAATCTATAGACTTCATGGAAATCGTAATATTTGATATCTGCTTATAAATTTTGTCCTCTGCACCTGGCAGTGGTTTATAAGAAAATATAATCTGTGCGTTTCTCTTATCTGGCTTAAAATAGGTGTTTCGATAATGGCTGATGTAGCGTCCAAGCCTTTGACCCAAATCAAGAATGCGAAACT